AAAAAAATTAAGGAATGACAATAAAGAAGGTGAAGAAAATGGTGAATAATTTGGTAAAATAGTTTTTTATCATTACCTTTGTCTACTAAAACAATAAATTATGTTAGCAATACAAAATTACATAGCGATACATGGAATCGATAAAGCAATATCAGATTTTAAATTAAAAACTCGTGAATATGATTCTAAAATTCTTTTGAAATATGACCAACTTGTTTCACCAACACTTATGGCTTTTCCAGAAATGCAAGATTGTCGTGGGCTTATACTTGAAATGGATACATGGAAAGTTATGTCGATAGCGTTCAGAAAGTTTTTTAACTCACAAGAAGGTAATGCTGCTAAAATAGATTGGAGTACTGCTAGTGTGTTAGAAAAACTAGATGGTACCATGATTCAAGTATATTGGGACTGGAATAAAGAAACATGGTTTGCTGCTACTACTGGTACAGCCGAAGGTGAAGGTGAAGTAAACAATAAAATGGGTACCACATTCAATGAATTGTTTTGGGATACTGTAAATAACAAATATAATTTTAATAATTGTTTGTTAGATAAAAATCACATATACGTTTTTGAATTAACTACACCATATAATATAGTGGTTAAACCACATGGTGAATCATCTGCTACAATCCTTACAGTTAGAAACAGAGAAACTCTAGTAGAACTATCTGGAAAAGACTTGGAAATGGTTGCTATATCACTTGGGTTACCACTGGTTAAAAAGTTTGACTTGAATGCGAAAGATATAGGTGCTTTGTTACATACATTTGAAGGTATGCCATGGTCAGAAGAAGGGTATGTTGTTGTGGATGCTAATTTTAATCGTGTTAAAATAAAAAATCCAGCGTACCTGGCTGTTCACCACTTAAAAGGTAAAACAGCTGAACATAATATCCTTACAATAGTTAAGACTAATGAGATTGAAGAGTTCGCATCAACTTTCCCAGAAAGAAAAGATGAACTTTATAAGTTAAAAGAAAACTACGATAAATTAACTGAAACGTTAAATGTTACGTGGGAAATATTGAGATTAGCTAAACCTAAAGAAATAACTCCAGCTGAAAAAAAGAGATATGCAATGAAAGTTTTTGAGGTATGTGATAACACTACCTTAAAACCATTTACAGGTTTATACTTTGGATTGGCAGAAGGTAAAATAGAGTCTGTTGAAGACTTTATATTTAAATACGATGATAAATTATTATATAAAATGCTTTAATTATGAGTAAAGAAGAAATGGATGAATTTCTAGTTTCCATTGGTGGATTAGAAAGAACGTATAGAGAAGACAAAGGACCAATCGTTGATGCGTATTATTTTAGTGTGTATGAAGGTTGGTATCCTTTAATTAAAGACCTTATAAATGAATTGATTGCTTTGGGTTGGGATAAACGAATTGCTCAGGTTAAAGAAAAATTTGGTGGGCTTAGATTCTATATTGAAACATATTCTGAAGGGTATCAAGAAGTTATTTCTAAATATGAAAGACTATCATATAAAACATGTGAGAAATGTGGTAATGATGGTACCAATAGGAAAATTAAAAATTGGTTATGTACACTATGTGATGACCACGCAAAAGAAAAAGAAGAAAATTAATTTGGTAGTTTAAAAATAAGTATTATATTTGCACTCTAAAACAATAACATTATGAAAATTAAAGAAATTTTTGACGAAATTGCTGCTGAAGGTGGTACAAATGCTAAGGTTGCAATCCTTACAAAATATGTTGACAATGAATTGTTGAAACGTGTTTTATATTTAGCTAATTCTAAAAGGGTTAAATTTTATATTAAACAACTTCCAGAATACAGTTGGATTAACAATGGTGGTGAAACTTTAGAATGGGCGTTAGATGGGTTGAAACGTATTACTGATAGAAGCATTACTGGTACTGATGCATTAAATTGGCTTGTAGTTCTTTTAAGTGGTGTATCTACTGATGATGCTTATATTCTTGAGCGTATCATTGACAAAGATTGTAAAATTGGTTTAGGTACCACTTACATGAATAAAGTATTCAAAGGTCTTATTGAAGATACTCCTTATATGGGTGCTGTATCGTTTGATGAGAAGAAAGCTCGTAAGGTATTTGAAAAAGGTGCCAAAGGAATATCACAAATCAAAATGGATGGTCGTTATTGCAACGCTATTGTTCGTAATGGTGAAGTTGAAATGGAAAGCCGCCAAGGTGAACCAACAATCCTTACTGGTGCTAAATTCTTGGAAGAATTAACTTCTTTCGAAGATTGCGTACTTAATGGTGAGTTAACTATGGATGGTGTATCTCGTTATGAGTCAAATGGTATCATTGCATCGCTTATTGATATTTGTTCTAAACGTGATTCCAGAACTGATAAAGAAAACGATAAGAAAATAACCAACTTTGAAGATAAGCATGGTAGTTTCACTGGTGCTTTAGAGAAAATCAGATACACCGTATGGGATAGACTTACTGTTGATGAGTATTTCAACAAAGCTTCTAAACTTAAGTATGCTGAACGTTTAGCGTATTTGGAAAGATTAATTGAAAATGCTAATTCTTCTAGTGTTAAAATGATTGAAAGCACTATAGTTCATAACTATGCACAAGCAATGACACACTTCCAAGAAGTATTGGCTGCAGGTGAAGAAGGAACAATCCTTAAAGCATGGGATGGTGAGTGGAAAGATGGTAAACCAACATGGCAAATTAAATGTAAATTGGAATTGGATTTAGATTTGAAAATTACTGGATTTAACTATGGGGCTAAAGGTACTAAAAATGAAAATGTTATTAGTTCATTAAATGTTGAAAGTTTATGTGGTAAACTAAAAACAAGACCACAAGGATTAAAAGAAACTTTAATGAAAGAAATTACAGAAAATCAAGACAAATTATTAGGTACTATAATTGAAGTTAAGTGTTCTGGTTTATCACATGACAGTAATGGTAATTATTCACTTCTTCACCCAGCATTTAAAGGTTTTAGGGATGATAAAATAGAAGCAAATACTTTAAAAGAATGTATTGAAATTCAAAATTCAGCTATTGGATTATCTTTAATAACAACGTAATATGGAAATAATATTCACAATAATCGGAATTTTAATTAGTATCTTATTACCTTTGGTAATATTATTTATCTTATTTTTTGGTTATCAAAGATATAAAGTAAAAAAGAAATCAGATTTTTTCTTTAATAAAAAAATGAGTGAAACAATAATAAAAAATAAAAATAAAATAATATGAAAATAGATTACGGTAGCGAAGAATTAATCTCCGCATTTTACGATTATAATGGGGAAATGGAAGATGGAAGAAAGTTCATTATTCATGCGACTTGGGATTCTTGGGATGAATATGGGGTTGATTCAATTGAATGGTTAAATGATGCAGAAGGAACTGATGAAGAGGAAGAGGAAATAATTGAACAATTTTTATCTGATAATAATTAACATGAAAAAATTAATTTTAGTCATGTTGTTAATCACAATAAGTGGTTATAGTCAAATTAAACTAGATTCATTATCTATTAGTAAAGATTCCGTAATCAATACTAAGGTTAAAAGTTCATGGTATGTTAGAAGTATGTTTGTTTCTTTGATGAGTGCTGGTCAACTTGGTGAGACGTTATCAGAACGCATTACTCAAAATATTGAATTTGGTAAGTCGATAGGTATGGTAGATGTTGGATTGGCTATTGGTAAAGCTAAATTAATTAATTATAGTTCTGATAGCTATTTGGTAGATAATTCTATTATTACACAATACCAAGACCATAATGAAAATAAATTATACATTCAGGGTAGATTAACAATGGATGCATGTCAATATGGTATTTTCAGTAATGAAATTTCAATTGGTGCTGGTTATACATTTTCTAAAACAATGCCAATCATGCTTGAGATTTCATCAACAATCTTTGCACAGGTTGGTGATAATTGGGGTTTAGGAATTATAATTGGTACTTATAATTTTACTGGTGATAATGATGATTTAAATAAATCTTTCACTGGTTTATTTTTAAGATATGGTTTAATAAGAGATGATGGTGGTATATTATTAAACAGGACACGTGTAACACGTTCAAAACGACCAATCCATAATAAAGTTAAATAATAAAAATAGATAAAATGAAAAAAATGATAAAATTTCCGTCTATCGAGCAGTTTAGAAGTGTCGTGACGAATATAAACAGACATTACAACTATGTTGGGTTAGATGAAAATGGTGATGCTATTTATGACCATAGTTTACCAAAACCAGTGCTTACATTCAAAGGTACGGTAAAATTACATGGAACCAATGCTGCTGTATCTTATAACAAAGATGGTGGGTTTTGGGCACAATCTCGTGAGAATATCATTACACCAGAAAAAGATAACGCAGCTTTCGCTTTCTTTGCTGAATCTAACAAAGATGCTTTTAATAAGTTATTCCGTGAGATTCAAGAAAAAACTAATGTTAGTTACGAACATAATACAGTCACTATTTATGGTGAGTGGTGTGGTGGTAATATTCAAAAAGGTGTTGGTATTACCAATCTCCCTAAATCTTTCTTTATTTTTGGGGTTAAGATTAGTCCAATCGTTGCTGATGAAGAAGAATTAAAAAACCAACCAGCTTATTGGGTTGATTATTCATATTTGAAATCACCAGAAAACAAAATCTACAATATTGATGACTATGAAACATTTTCAATTGATATTGATTTTAACATGCCTGCTTTGGTTCAAAATCAATTATCTGAACTTACTATCGCTGTTGAAGAAGAATGTCCTGTAGCGAAAGCTTTTGGCTTCTCTGGAATCGGTGAAGGTATTGTTTGGTCAACTGAAGTAAAAGGTATCACTCATCGCTTTAAGGTGAAAGGTGAAAAACACTCTAGTTCTAAGGTTAAAACTCTTGCAAGTGTTGATGTTGAAAAATTGGAGGGTATTCAAAAATTTGTAGAATATGCAGTTACTGAAAGTCGTTTCAATCAAGCACTTGAAAATACATTCATTAATGATGAACCAATCGATGTTAAAAAGATGGGTGATGTTATCAGATGGGTTGTAAATGATGTAGTAAAAGAAGAAATGGATACTATGGTAACCAATAACATTGAACCTAAAGAAATAAATAAATATCTTTCCAGCAAAGTAAGGGAGATGTTCTTTAAAATGGTTTAATAGTTGACTTTTGAACTTTGTTTGTTATCTTTATAAAAAAATAAAATTATGATAACAAATAAAGTTTTTAGATTAAAACACGCTGCAGAAGTAGCACCAGGAATGCCACTACAAGGTGGCCAAGAATTAGAGATTGTAACTGATGTGGTTTACGTAAATGGAAACATGGTACCACCAGATATGCAATCTTTATTCTATAATTGGATTATTAATAACCAAGGATTATTTGATGACGTAACAAAAAATTGGTGATTAAATTTTTTATTTGAAATAATTAATTTATCTTTGCAAAGAATTTAATATAATTTATCATGATAATTAAAGAAAACGGTTTAAGATACGCCAAATTAATTCATGTTTCTGTTGATAACGGAATGACTGATAATAGTAACAAAGTTTATATCATGGAAGAACTTTCCGATGGTACTATCAAATGTGAATACGGTAGAGTTGGACGTAGTTTAACTACTGAGATTAAACCTTCAAGCAAATGGGATAGTGTTCTTAAACAGAAACTATCTAAAACAAAAGGTTATACTGATGTTACTGAATTCTTAGCTGAACCAGTAATTGATGCTACCAGTGGTTCAACAGCTACTGCTAAAACTGAAGAGATTAAAAACTCTGTGGTTAAAAGACTTATCGACCAATTAATGAGCTTTGCAAACAAAGCAATCCAAAGAAACTATAAGGTTACTCAAGAAGCTGTATCTGAACAACAAGTAAATGCTGCTCAGGAATTAATTGATACTATTAGTTTTAAATTGGTCTTGAATGTTGATAAGAAAGACATCAATGACTTGTTACTTAAATTATATACCATTATCCCTAGAAGAATGGATAATGTACGTGATTATCTTATCAATGATGTAAACGATGTTAATTCCTTAGAAAAAGCACAAAAATTCATTGGACAAGAACAATCTACATTAGATACGATGGCAGGTCAGGTTCAATTGATTAAACAACAAAAAGCCGCTGCTGACGCTCCAGAAGAAGAACAAGTTGACCAAATTACAATCCTTGACCAAATGGGTCTTAGAGTTGATGTTGAAGAAGATACTGAAACACTTGCTCTTGTCACTAAGCTTATGGGCCCTAACGCTCACCAAGTTAAACAAGTCTTTAAGGTTGTTAATACCAAAACACAAAAAGTATTTGACACTCACTTTGAACAAGCTAAGGTTAAGAAAAGAAGACTTTACTGGCATGGTTCCCGTAATGAGAACTGGTTTAACATCTTACAAACTGGTTTATTGATTAGACCTTCTGGTGCTGTTCATACTGGTAGTATGTTTGGTGATGGTATCTACTTTGCTGATAAAGCACAGAAATCTATCGGTTATTCATCGTTGAGAGGTTCTTATTGGACCAAAGGTGGTGATGATAAAGCATATTTAGCGTTGTTTGATGTTCATTTAGGAAATCAAAAAGAAATCCTTAACCACACATCTAGTTGTTATTCATTATCTGATAAAGTATTGAAAAAAGACGATTACGATTCAGTATTTGCCAAAGGTGGTGCTGATTTAAGAAACAATGAATACATCGTTTATAACGCAGCACAATGTACTGTATCGCATTTAATTGAAATTGGAAACTAATGGCATCATTTGAATTAAACGAAGTAGAACAAAAGACATTAGACAAATTGATACAAGCGATTAACATTGTGTATGGTGATAATCTAAGTGCAAAAATAACATATTGTTTCACCCATACAGGTATTGGTTGTAACGTAAAAGTTATAATAAAATGGGGTGATAATACAATAGAAAAAGACATAACCGACTACGATAGTTGGTAGTTTACTATCAATAGTAAATAGTAAAAAACCAAAAGAAAAATGAATGATTTAAGAACAGGGTACGATTGGTGCCTATCAGCTAATATGAGAATCCTTGACATTTCGTCATGGGATACTGACATGGTGTCATGTGAAGATTCATATAACACAGAAAAAATAACATCAGATGAATTTATAAGACGTATTGAGTTATGCAAAGTTAAAGCTAACTCAATGCCTCGTAAGACAGTTATGTATTTAGAATATCGTATGTATGGATTAGTTGCCTATCAATTATCTGGTACAATACATGCTGGAATTCAATTTGGTCATGCAGTAGTCGAATATCAACAAAATGTTAAAGGATTACCACCACATGAAGCAATTTATAATAAATGGGCTAAAAATGATAAAACATTCATTATCCTTAATGGTGGAACTACCAACAATAACCCAGAAAAAATGGGAAGCCTTAATCAGCACTTAGCTGCATTGTATTTTAATGGTATTATCACATCAGAGTTCTATGAACCAGATTTGGGTGACCAATTAACAGCGTTTGTTTTCTTGGTTGATGAAAGAGTTTTTAATAGAACTCTTTATCCAGACTTTCAAGAAGAAAAATTACCTTATGGTGTTCGTAAACCATCTAAGAAAGTTGAAACTGAATTAGAAGAACGCAACGAAGCCAACTACGAAAAATGGGTTGATAAAATTGGTGGGCCCACCAATGCATTCTTAAGAGAATTTTTAAAACCGCTTAGATTAGCTTAAAAACTTGACTTATTCTAAATTTATCTTTATACTTGTATATGGATGAATTTAGAAAGTTTGGTCAAATATTAAACTATATTAAAAAGTATTACTATGTTAAAGATGGTATATTTTTTAATAGGTATCATGAACATGAATATGGTAACGATATTATTCGTGAATTACCTAAGATATTTAGTGTTGATAGAGAAGATTGTATAGAGATATTCAAGAATTGGGCTGAATCTCATGGTGTTGAATATCTAGATACAGATGCTTATGGTTCACATAAGTTAAAAAGTTACTGGTCACCTGAAATGATTCAAGATTTAACTGCCTTTAGGAATATTGATGCTGAAGCAGAATTAACCGCAATTTTAAGTGAACAAATAGCTGCTGAAATAGATGCACAAATTCTTTTGGATTTAAGAGGACAACTTAATGCTAATGACTTGCTTGATGTAATTAAATGTGTTGGTTATGAAAAAGGCCCAACAATCTATGACCCAACAACATTCTCTCCAAAGAATTATTTTACTTCAATGAAAAAACACCAAATACAATATGAACGACAGAATAACCCTCACTGGCAGAATTGGATTAAAAATCGTCCATCTTAATATTTCGGTTAGTATATGAACATAAAGGTTGAAGATTTAAATGATGATTTAATTTAATTATATCTTCTTCTGTTTTACCAGTTTTTAACGGTATTATGTGGTCTATATCCCACCCGTAATTTAGTTTATTAGGTTCATATAAACCATAGTTATCCCAATTCATCCATGGCCCCCAAAGTGATTCTAAATGGTTTTTAAATTCTTCAAAAGTACACCCAAGTATTTTTTCAGATAATGTATTCTTTTTTAAACCTTTATATCTAAAAGATTGTCTAATTAAACTCCTAATGTTTGATGTTATTCTATATAAAGGGTCTTTTAAAATTCGTTCTCTTCTATATGTGTTTATCTTATCTTTATTTTTTTCTCTATATATTTTATCGATATTACTAATAGTAGTTTTATTATTATCTCTATATTTCTTAGCTATTTTTTTTATTTTATCTTTATTTTTAAGTCTATATTCAGCATAATATTTTCTTTTAGCTTCACGACCTTCTTCAGTATTAAGATTCCAACCCATTTTTAATTTCTTTTTTAATTAGTATTTTTATTAATTTATTCATTGAGTAACCCTTATTATCACAATAAGTTTTAAATTCATCTTTTAGTTCCTGTGACATTCTTATTGGCCAAACAACATCTTTTAGTTTTTCTTTTTTCATATGTATAACATTTATTATATATATAAATATAATACATATGAAAAAAAAGTAAAATAATTTAATAATATTAAAAAAAAATTATATATTTGCATTATGGATAGAATCAAATTAATAGGAAAAATAGGTTTTGAACCAGAAGATAAAACAAACAAGCATTTATTCCAATCATCATGGAAGAAGATAGCTATGGTTTTTATTGAAGGTGATGTTTGTGAATACTACGCATGGTTTCTAAAAAAAAGATATAACATTACCCTTAACAAACCAATCAGAGGAGCTCACGTATCATTCATAAACGATTCTATGAGAGATTTAACACAGAACAATGATAAGTCAGAAGAAGAAATTCTTCAATTATGGGAAGATGTTAAAACTAAATGGGATGGAAAAAAAATTGATATTGTATTAGACTTAAACCCTAAGACTGATGATAGAATCTGGTGGTTGGATATTCCTAACGAAGAAAGAGAAGGCCTTCAAGCCATTAGAAATGAATTAGGATTAGGTAGACCATACTTTGGGATGCACATGAGCATTGGAAGGGCTCGTGATGGTGTTATGGAAGAGCATTCAAAATATCTTCATGAATGTATAAAGAATGGTTTTATTCAATAAAAAACCATTCTTTAAAATTTTTAGATTTAATACGTTCAATTACTTTACCATAATTTATATTTAATTTAATTGACGCATCTTTACCAGATTTATATTCAGTTCCTTCAATGATACATTTTTTATTTCTTCCACCAGTTCCATTTTTTAACATAGTTTCTCTAATTTTATTCTTTGTTTCTTCACTGGGACCAATATAATTTGGGTTCCATTTAATACCTTTCCTAATTTCACTCATTTTTATTTTAGATTCTTCAGTATGTTTAGAACCTTTTCTATTAGATACGCAACCTTTTCTAGTTTTACTTATTTTAGCTTTTATCTCATCAGACATAATTAAACCTTTATTTGGACCAACATTACCTTTTAATTTATCACTAATTTTTTTCTTAGTTTCATCAGAAACTATTCTACCGTAATTTGATTCAGCTTTTGGTCTAGAATTGTAACCATTATGGTATGAATTAAAACTATCTATATAAAATTGTTCTCTTTTTAACAATTCATTTATATCGTCCACTAATTCAATTATTTCAAAAATAAAAAATGATAACCCATGAATATTATATGAATTTTGTAATTTTGGTGACCTATGTTTATTTTTAACTAAAGAATTTTTATGTTCTCTAAATCTTTTATTTATATTAATAGATGAACCAATGTAAACTTTATTAGTTTTATTATTTAGTATTTTATAAATACCTTGTTTATTTTCCATTTTTTATCGTTATTTTGTCTTCAATATCCATTTTCATTAGATATTTTATTCTTGCTGATAATGACATATAGTTATCTTCAGCTTTTTGGTTGAATCTGGTTTTTAAATCTTCATCGATTCTCATAATAAGTGTTTTTTCTTGTTTTTTCATATTTTAATTGTATATACTATAAATATACACATATATAATAAAAAGTCAAGTATTTTAAAAATAAAAGTAAAAATAATTTGTGTGTTAAAAAATAGTTGTATATTTGTACTCTAATTTAAAAGTTTTAAAAACGAGAAAAACATTGAACAGAGCACTTACATACATGAATTAATAAAACAAGGGTATATAAAATAAAGGGCTGATATCAGCCCTATTTTATTCATCTTCTTTTACCACATCATCTTTTACTACATCATCTGATGGTTTGGCTGGTGTTTTTCCCCATATTTTATCTACACTGGCAAGTCCTAAACAACCAAAAGACAACATAGCAACAGCATTAACTAAAGAATCAGAGGGTTTAAAATTAGCCCCGTAAAAACTGTTAACAAATAATGTTATACATAATGTTAATCCAGCAATGAGTCCAAGAAATCTTTTGGATGAGTTTTTTCCTCTCTCGTCTTTAAAAAGATTAATAGCAAATGTTTTCATAATATTATTATTTAATAATAAATATCAAAACATTTGGTAATATAAAAATTAAATTATATATTTGCCAAAATAATAATAAATAAAAAATAAAATTATGAAAAAATTAAACAAAGAAATACTATTAAGTATGGGATTCGAAAAAATTGGTAATGATATCTATAGTCTAACTATTGATAGTGAAGGTTTAGATTTATTTTGTTCAAATCATATTGATGAAGAATTTACATTGATTGGTAACGATAAAGAAGGCTTTGTTCTTGATGGTGAATTACATATAAATAGAGTTGATGATTTAATAAATGTTATAACCAAAGTAATGTATAACAAAGGTGTAAGAGCTAGTTATTCAGAAGCAAATAATGTTTAAACTAATAAAAATATGAAACAGATAACACATGAGTATCTTGTAGATAACGGTCTTATCTTATTTGAAACCATTATTGGTTCTCAAGCATATGGAACACAGACACCTGAAAGTGATGTAGACAAAAAATTTGTTTATATATTGCCAATAGATAATATTCTAGGTACTGGTTATGTAGAACAAATCAATGTAAATAAAGATTATACTGGTTGGGAGATTAGACGTTTCCTAGAACTTATGGGTTCTAACAACCCAACAGTACTAGAACTTCTTAATAGTCCAGAAGATTGTATAATTAGCAAACATCCATTGTTTGACCTTATCCTTGAACAAAAGGAAAAGTTTATTACCAAAGTATGTAAGGATAGTTTTGGGGGTTATGCTAGACAACAAATTAAAAAAGCTAAGGGTCTTAATAAAAAACAAAATTGGGAGAAAGATAAAGTAGTTCGTAAAGACCTATTGGATTTCTGTTATGTTATTGATGGAGAAAAAACCATTCCATGGAAAAAATGGAATGATGGTAGGTTTGAAGAAAAATACATTGGTGCTGTTAATTTATCAAATGCTAGAGATGTATATGCTTTATTTTATGATAAAGTAAGTGAGTTATTACATTCAGATAGACATACTGAAGCTAAACGAACAGCTTCAAAAGAAATTCGAAAAGATGCTGGTAAATCAATGGGCTTCGGATATAAGGGACTTATTAATACTGGTCATGAAGATGAAGATGGTAAGATTAATTATGGTATTTCAAATCAATTAAGACTTTCTAGCATTCCTAAAGGTGAGAAAGCTATCTGTAACCTAATCTATAACAAAGATGGTTACTCAGAGCATTGTAAAGATTATAGAGAGTATCAAGAATGGTTAGAGAACCGTAATGAAGCTCGTTATGTTGAAACACAAGAACATGGTCAACGTATCGATGGAAAGAATATGATGCATTGTATTAGACTTATTAATATGGCTACTGAAATTGGTCGTGGAGAAGGTATACAAGTCAGACGACAAGATGCTGCAGAACTTCTTAAAATTAGACGTGGTGAAGTTGATTTGGAAACTCTAATTGAAACTGCAGATGCTGCGATTGCAAATATGGATTCAGTATTTGAAGATTCAGACTTACCAAATAGTGTTGATAAGAATTTGGTTAATGATTTATTGGTAAGGATTCGTAAAGAATTTTATTTATAAAGAGAATTATTTTCAAGTAGGAATTTGATGGTTTCATCAGCTTCTTTACAATCATCAATAAATGAGAACACATTCTCATCGGTAAGTATACGCCACTCATTCTTGGCTTCAGATTTGGAGCCAGAATGTTTTCGGTGCATCCATTGTTCTACTTTTAGATAGTTTTTTGAATAGTATTGTTTAAGAAGACTTATTTTATTAGGATTACCTGTTTGCAATTGCTTTAAACGAAGGTTTGGGTCGTTTTTAGTTATACCTATTTTGTGGGAACAATTTCCATCAATGTCGGTTTGTAATAAGAGGTAAACGTAGCCCATAATTCTTAAATATAAGGAATATTTTAAAAATTGTCAATATATTTTAAAAATAAATCAATAAAATACTTGACTATTAGGAATCTTTTTGTATATTTGCTTATATTTATTAAACAACGTGGTAGAAACCACATAAAAATTAAAATAAAAATGAAAAATTTAGCAATGTTATTGGTCCTTGTATTATGTTCACTAGTGGTGGGCACGATGGGTTATGGTTGTTGATTAAATTTAATCATTCAAAATATGAAACCCATTTAAGTCAAATTAAATGGGTTTTTTTTATGGCACGATGGCCGAGTGGTTAGACAGGGCTCTGCAAAATAAATGCCGATGTACCCAAGTGGTTAAGGGGGTGGTTTGCAAAACCACTATTCGTTGGTTCGAATCCAACCTTCGGCTCTAAACTGCAAATAAATTTTGTGTTTTGCAGTTTTATTCCATATTTATAATAAAAACAAATATGGAAACAAAAAAATGTACACAATGTGGTGAAGAAAAAGAAATTTGTGATTTCTTTTTCAAAAATAAAAAAACAAATAAATTACATTCACAATGTAAAAGTTGTTATAAAGAAAAAAGAAAAAATAAAGAACATTACGCCAAATATAAAGAAGAATATTTAGAACGTATTAACATAAGAAAAAAAATAAAAACATCTGAAAATAGGGTAAATTTATTAGAATATTTTAAAACACACCATTGTGTTGTTTGTGACGAATCTAATCCAATAGTTTTAGATTTTGACCATAAAGATGAAAAAGAAAAAAAATATGGTATCTCGTCTATGATATATTCGTATAATTGGGCCACTATATTAGCAGAAATAGAAAAATGTAATGTTTTATGTGCTAATTGCCATAGAATCAGAACATCTAAACAATTTGGTTGGTGGTATGAGAATATTAAATAATAACAGGTTCGAATCCTGTTCACGCCTCTGGATAAAGCTCAAATTAGTGATAAAATGAGCTACAAATAACATAAGCGTGAGCTTAAAAGAATTAAAATAATAAGATATGACATTTACATGCGAACATTGCGGAGAATCAATCCTAGGGGTTGCTGCGGTAAATAATGGAAAATTCCTGCATCATAGATGTGCAAAAGCTTATGAAGAAGCTAAATTAGCTGAAGAAGGCTTAGAAGAAACACCAATGGAAATCGAAGAGTAATTATTTCCATTTTGGCCGAGTGGTGGAATGGTAGACACGCTGGACTTTTTTACTTAGTGTTTACTTTTTTATAGAATTCTATATATTTATTAGTATGAGATATAAACATACTAAAGAAGAATTAGAAGAAGCGGTTAGAAAATCATTAGCGGTAGCTGGTGTATGTCGTGAGTTGAATATGAAAGCATGTGGTGGTAATTACAAAACATTATATGCTAAGTTTAAAGAATGGGAAATTGATACTAGTCATTTTACTGGTGCAGCTTGGAATCAAGGCGAAAAATTCACCCCATTTGGTAAAACTTATGAATTAGTCGATGCATTGGTGGAAAACTCACCATATAAAAACGGTAATAGTTTAAAAAAGAGATTATTCAAAGAAGGAATAAAAACAAAACAATGTGAAGAATGTGGTATTGTTGAATGGAATGGTAAAGAAATAACCTTAGAGTTAGAACATATCAACGGTGATAATACGGATAATAGGTTAGAAAATTTAAAAATTTTATGTCCAAATTGTCATAGCCAAACAACTACATTTAGAAACAAAAAAAGACCCCTGTAGCCCAATCGGAAGAGGCATCAGACTTAAACCCTGTACAGTGTGGGTTCAAATCCCATCGGGGGTACAAAGGTTTTACCGATGCTTTCCTTGATAAGCAAAACTAGCTCGTGTGGGGGAATGGTAGACCCGTCAGATTTAGAATCTGGTGTCGCAAGGCGTGTCGGTTCGAGTCCGACCATGAGTACAATATGCATCTATAGCTCAGTTGGTTAGAGCACTTGTTTTACATGCAAGGGGTCCTAGGTTCGAATCCTAGTGGATGTACTAACATTTTAAAAGTTATTAATGAATATTCAAAAATAGTTGATATTTATTATAAAACACAAACATGAAGCTTACCAATATATATAATGAACTTCTTAATGAAGATTTTAAAAGTCAAACAAAAAAATTCATATCTCAAGGGTTTGACCCCGATATTGTTAAATCATATATCGATAAATTTAAATATATTAGAGATAAAAAATTTAAAGAGATGTTTGACGCAGAAGTCAACATTAATGTTCCAATAGATAAAAGAAATGATGTTGATTCATATAAGGATTTTCATGATTTAGAAGTGTTGGTAGATTATGTTGGTGGTAAAAGACCAGTATATAGTGCTATTTCTAAACCTACCAATGATATTGATGTATCAGCTGAAGCTGTTTATAAAGATACAAATATTGAAGTATTTTACGCTGACAATCCTAGAGCATGTATTAAATATAAAGGTAGTTTTCCTTATAGTTGGTGTGTAGCCAGGTCAGATTCATCAAATATGTTTTATACATATAGATTTAAACCTTATGAACCAGCTTTCTATTTTATTAAAGATATTCCAGCAACAAAAGAAGAATTTAAACTTTGGAATTTAGGTAAAACAACATTTAGTGGTAAATTTCAAAATAAATACCATTTCTTTGTAATTCAAGTTCCAAAAAATGTCAATTTAAATGATTTAACAACAAAACAATATATTGTTACCTCAGCTCAAAATGATAATGATACTCAAATGAGTTGGGATGAAATTATGGCAATTAACCCTAACTTAGGACCAGCACATGAAGTATTGCAACCAAAACCATTTACAGAAGAAGAAAGAAAAGAACATGTAAGATTTAAAAATGGTATTTCTGATATGGAATTTAAAAGATTATCATATGAAGAAAAAAGAAATTATTTAGATATATATCCAACTATTTCCAAACCAATAACAAATAATCAATTAATGCAACTTCCAGATGACTTATTAAATTTATATGTTTCATTTGGTATTGGACTAGATGATGAAGGATTTGCCTTTATTAAAAATAAACCAGCAATTCTTAAAAGATATGCTCAAATAAGCAAAAGAAAGTTTGATGAGTATATGAAACCTAATCAAAGAAATAGATATCAATTAAACCCAGTATACACTGAACTTATGGTTTTATCTGATGAAGACATCAAGGCTTTTCTACATTCATTGACTGGAAAAGAAGTAAGTAGATTTATTGCAACTAATGGTATGGATAAATTTGAATTGCTTGAAAAACACTTGGGTGATAAAGCGGTGCCAGAAGAATTTAAACGTGATAAAGAAATGCTTCTTAGAATAAATGAATTATGGATAGATGAAACGGTAGAAGAAATACAAGAAAGATTACCTGAAGGAATGGGTTTCATTGTATATAGAGGGTTTGTTACCTTAGATTTCAGAGACTACCCAAATGGATTAGATAATTTAGATAATAGTATAACTTATTTTATGAATCAAGCAACTCACCCAGGATATTGGGTATGGGATGATGATAATTATTTTGAAGGTTGGGAAGATGGTCTAGAAGAACAAACAAAAAAATATTTACAATTAATCCTAGAAGAAGATGAGGATTTATTCAATCAAGTTAAATCTGTTGGTATTGTTACAAAATCAACACCAAGTGAAGCAGTTGATGAATTAATATCATATTTAAATCAACAACCTGACGTTTTAAAGAAAATTGAAAGTATAATAGAAAAAGAATATTCAACAGAATCATATAATGCTAAATGGAAAGAAGCCGATGACACATGTGATAAAATAAAAGATGTAATTGAATATCGAGAAAGTGATGAAGAGATTATAGTTAAATTAGATGCTTTTATCTTATTCATTAGAGGAAACCAATTTTTCACAACAGTAGCTGATGATTTCATAGGGAACGTTAATTCTATGATGGAAGGTGTATTGGATATTTATGATTTACCAGATAATGATGATGCTATGAGAGAATGGGTTGATGATAACAATATGGTTGTTGATGATGCAGATATTAAATCAAACATTCTTGAAATAATTGAAGAACACATTGAAGAAAATTTATATAATGATGAAGATGAAGAAAATGATAATGAAGATGAAGATGATGTTAAAAGAAAACAAAAAATTGTAATTTCATATCTTACAGATACACTTAAAAATATGGGACAAAATCCATATGCTAATATGATTGAAAATGATATGGTTCGTATTGATATTGATAGAAGAAGATTTAAAATTAATGGACAAGTTTATATTAAATTGAGTGATAAACAAAATGGTAAATTCCATGAGGGTTATGTATTCATTAAAGATTTGCCAACATATTTTACCAATTATAAATTATTTGAGCAAATAAATAAAATTAAAAAGATAATCAACTACGGAAAATAATGAAAGACCTAATTAGAAAACTTCTTAAAGAAGGGCTAGGAAAAGAAATTGGTTATAAAGTAATGAGATATGAAAATGGTATTCTTATTGCTGGTGCCAATTCAAAGTTAACATTTAAACCCGAATTAGGTAAAACAATATCAATGCCAGGAAACGGAATTTATATGAGTCCAAACAAAGAATATGTCTTAAATTATTACTCAGGATTAGCGGATAATGAAGTTTTAATCACTTTTGAGTTCGATATTAATGATATTACCTTTGGAAATCTTACCGATAAAGAAGCTGAAGTAGCAGTAAAACAAGCTAAAATTATAAATTTAGAACCTATAGAAGACTAATAATCAATCTTTTAAAAAATAATTTAAAAAAAAGTTTAAAAAAAACTTGATTATTAATAAAACATTCGTATATTTGCATATATTTATTAATCAAACGGGGAAACCCTTAAAATAAAAACAATGAGAACATTAACTAACGATTTTAGATTTGAAACTGCAGCCTTTGAGGATTACTCACAAGGAAGGTCAAACACTGTCATAAGTTAACGTTTAAGTTAATAATAAAAATGATAAGCCTGACCTAATAAGTCAGGCTTTTTTTATGCAATAAATAATTGGACCTCTGGTGTAAATGGTGTGTCACGTTAGTCTGAAGAACTAGAGGTTTCGGTTCGAGTCCGAGGGGGTCCACTAGAGCGTTTTACTTACCAGTATCGAAGGGTATCAGTTGTACGAGAACAACTGAAAGCATTAATCCAATGGAAATCGTAAGATTCGATGGTCTTGTGTGTTCTTGTCAAGAACGCTCCTGGAAGGTGTCACTCTAAGGCAGTACCTTCCAAATTTGGCCCTATCGTCTAACGGTTAGGACGACTGGTTTTCGACCAGTAAATCGGAGTTCGATTCTCCGTGGGGCTACAAAAATTGGTCTATTGGTGAAAAAGTTATCATCCAACACTGTCACTGTTGAGTAGACGGAGCGTTACCGTCATAGACCGCACAGATGAGACTGTTACTAATTCATAGAACTACATATTGTAAGCGTAGAATTAGAAAATTGGGGCCATAGTTTACCAGGCAAAAATAGTTGGCTTGCACCCAGCAGAACTCGGTTCGAGTCCGAGTAGCTCCACAAAAAAAAAATAAATTTGTTTAATTGAAATTAATGATTATCTTTGTACCCTAATTAAAATTGTTAGATATGAAAAATAATAGAATTGAAGCGATTAGTTATTCAGAACCAGGAGAAGGTGAATTCATTGTATGTGTTTTAGACCCATCAATCGATGGTAAAGAATATGTAAAAAGTATGAATGATAGTGTTGAGGAATATAACAAAGATGTTGAATCATTTGAAGAAAAATTACGTGAATTTAAACAAATATATAAAGCAAATCTTTCATTTGAACAAGTTACTGGGGTTGAAATGTTGAATGAGCGTGAGCCAAAATATCCACCAACAACACCGTTGGGTTTTAAAAATGTTCAAACAGCTTTTCCAGAAATTACACTTGAAAGAGAAAGAAGAAAAACTGTTAACAAAGAAAATAGGGAAGTTTATATTACGTTTCTAAATGAAGCTAATGAAAATGTTAAAAAAGAAATAGAACCATTCAAACAAGCTTTAATAACTAAATGGCCTAAGTTTAAAGCATGGGCAGCTAGTGATTGGTCTAGGACAATTTGGTACAAATTTGAATTAACGACATTTAAGTATGTGTCAGAATAAAAAAAATTAGTTATGATATATTACAATGATAAAAAATGGGGTAAGAGTTTAGAGGCTCTTATGAACAAAGAAGGGTTTAATTCTTTAACTGATGAAGAATTAAAATTGGTGAATAAACACCTTTCTAAAGGTGAAACTGTTTATTTTTTAATCAATCCTTTTGTTTGTGAAATGGGTGCTGGTGAAGAAGGTCATTTAGATGAATTTATTTGGGGTACAGATAAAGAAGCGTTAAATGATTTATATTATCAGTTACGAGAAGAAATATAATCTGGCAACCTCTGGTAATTTTATTTACAGAGAAAGCGTGAAAACACAGATAAAAACAGATATTTTAAATTCTATCTGGTAACATCTGGTAATTTTGGGAGATACTTTAATTGGTTAGAAGGCCACCTAGACGGGTGGTAGTGTAGGGTTCGAAACCCTCTTCCTCAACAAATTTTATATTTTTTATTGTATTAATTATATTTTTATTGTATGTTTGTAAAAAAAAATATGATAAAAATTAAAGGGTTCGGAATAATAGAACAAATCTTACCAATAGAAACTAAGTTTTTAACTAGGGAAAAGTATTTTAAATTCCCATATGTTGATGGTAAACAAATCCGTCAACGTTTATTTAAAACACCAATAATAAAAGAATTAAAAGATATCACTAAAAATGATTATATTGGTACTGAAATAAACCAAAAATCAATACCAATAATGTGGGATGGTGTTGAAGTAGCAAACCCACATTATTTAACCACAAAAGTAAAAAATGATTTAAATTTAAATGATGAAAATTTTTGGTGGTTTGTAGGTAGAGTAATAGCTGATGGTTGGGTTATTTCTTATAAAAGGAAAAATAGGAGAAACGGTTATATACATAAAGTTGTGTTATGTTGTGGTAAACATGAATTTGAATATGTGAAAAAACGTCTTAGTGATTTACAATATACTGCCACAATATCTGAAGAAAGAACAGTATATAAATTTACAATACATAATACTGAATTATGGGAGTTCTTGAATAAATTTGGTCGTTATTCTTATGGTAAATTTATACCTGATGACGTGATAAATATGCCAATTGACATGTTAGAAAAAATGTTAGAAGGTTATTTTAGTGGTGATGGTTACATTGATAAAAGAGGTAACCAAACTATGGCTACGGTTAGTGAGAAATTAGCTGAAACTTTGAAAAAATGTATTTCTAAAGTTTATAAAGTTCCAGTTAAACATTATTTAAATGATAGAAGTAAATTTAGTCATTCAATTGAGGGTAGATTAGTTAATCAAAGAGCATCACATATATTATCATTTAAAAAAGAAGTGAAAAAACAAGATAAGGGATTTTATGAGGATGGTTATACATGGGCACCTTTAAGCAAAATAGAATTAATTTAAAAAAAAAGTTTAATAAAAACTTGTTTAATTGAAATGTTATGTATATATTTGCATAAATAAAAACGTTAGTTCTATGAGGGGTTGTAAAAAGATAATCATAGGGAATTATGTCAGAAGTCCTACAGACATAACTAACAAATGGGGAAATATATCAGTTGGCAGAATGTGGTCACTTTATTGGGTCCGTAGGTCGCAAGTTCGATTCTTGCTTTCTCCACAATGTGTGTAAGAATTTCATTAAAACCTAGGAAGTTTAATGTTAGGATTACGTAGAGTTGCCGACAACTCAAGTTCGGGGTTTAATAGTTGTACCATATCAACTGGGTTGGAGTTCAACTATCCCTCTTCCAAGAGTAAAAATTGAACTGGTTTTGTAGTTTTCAGCCAATGCTAGATATAAAAACTGCTAAGGATAGACACTTGGAAATGTTTATCCATTAAAGGTGCGATAGCTCAGCCTGATAGAGCACTAGCCTGAAAAGCTAGGTGGCGGTGGTTTAAATCCATCTCGCACCACTAATATTTAAATTTAATACTATGGCAACAGCTGCAAAACGTTCTAGACAGTCTAGAGTAATTACAATGCTTGAAAAGCAATTAAAAAGTGGTGTAAAAACCAAAAAGAAAACAACGGATGTTAAAGTTCCTTTGACAGATTCTGATATCAAAAGAATCAATAATGAACTTGAAATTCTAAATAAAAGAGTATAAAAAAGATATAAAAGATTATTTCAGCAACAAAAAATCTATAGCCTATTAAGCTCGTGGTATGGGTTCGAGTCCCATACTGTCCGATATTACTGGGCGGTTAGCTTAATGGTTAGAGCACGAAAAAGAAAAAAGTTAATCTTGTTATCACATACAGAACAAGCTCATGTAATCCATTTGATGGGTGAACGGTTTCTAGAACCTAGGTAGTATCTATTCCCTTGAGCCGCTGTTCTAACATAAAGTTTCCTTGTTCTATACAAAATAAGGTGGTGGAAGTCGATGGTTAACCATCGGCCCCAAAATCCACGAATGGACGTGGTGTTAACGATATCAAAATCAATAACGGATGTATATCCATGTGATAAGTGGCGAAACTGGTAGACGCAATGGTGAGTTAAACGAAGGGACTATCCTAAACCTCATCCTCAAATCGAGGACAAACTGTTGGATATTAATGCAGGTTCGAAGCCTGCCTTATCAACTAATTTAATATTTAATAAAAAAATTGTTATTTTTATTTGGTAGTGTGAAATATTCATTATATATTTGCATTCAATAAAAATAACAATTTAAAATTTAATCAAATGGGATTTAAAGACTTGTTTATTGTTAGTGATGAAACATCAACAGATAAACCTACAGAGACTGCAAAACAATCGGCTTCAACTACAAAGTTTCCGACTGCAGCAACAACAGAAGTACCAGTTGCTTCTACCTATAGTTTTCCAACTGCGGAAACTGCAACTCCAACATTTACACCAGCACCTACACCAGTTTTTACTAGTGCACCATCGTCTGAGTATTTAAACAATGCTTTAGAACTTTATCAAAAAGGTTTTGATTCATTGAATCAACCAGGTTTTGATTTCTATGAGTTTTATCAATCAGTTGCCAGTGGTGGTATTGATAATCCAACTGTTTATGCGATGGCATTTCAAATGGTATCAGCTATGGATAAATCAATTTCTAAAACTAGTTTAATACAACAAGCTGATTTCTATTTAGGTGAGATTCAAAAAGTATACGAAGATTTCGTAGCTAAAGGACAAGCTAAAAGACAAGAAGTTGAATCGCTTAAAGTAAATGAGAATCAATCTTTAACCAATGAGTTAAATGATATGAGAAATCAATTAGAAGCGTTGAAAACACAAATTGAGGACCGTACAAGAAAACTATCAGCAATTGATAGCAAATATAATCCACAACTTAGCGAAATTGATAGCAAACTTGCTGCTAACACTATGGCTAAAGATAGAATTTCAGGTTCTATTCAAACAGTAAAGCAAGGGATTAATAATAATGTTAAATAAATAAAAATGGGAACAGAAACTCAGTTTAAATCGGCTCCAACATTAAATGCAAATTTAATGAATCTACCTATGATGAAAAATTATAGTGAGAGTCAAATTGTTACTAAGGTTGATAACTTTAGAAAAGGTGAAAAGAACTTATATTGGTTCTTAAAATTAGGATTCTTTGGTGGGCTTGGATACCTATTATGGGTATATGTATTGCCTCCAGTTATGGTTGCGTTAGGTCAATTCTTAGCAATGGTTGCTACTGCGATTGCTGTTGTAGCTTTGGTAATCATGGCACCAGTAATCCTTAAAGGTATTCGTGCTCTTACAAGATACATGCACAAATCAGTTATTAGATTTGACCCATTCGGTCAATTAGAAATAACAAGACAGAAAATGATTGCTAATCAAGCTACATTTAGAATTGCCAAGGGTAATTTAAAGTCATTACAGCAAGATATGCAAAATGAATCGTTGAGAGCAAAAGAAGAAGCTGAGAAAGGTGATAAAGAAACTTTACGTCTAAGAGGTAAAGCTGAGAAAATCAAAGCTGATATGGAAGCTATGGTGGCTAAGATGGGTGTTGATGCTAAAAGCGAAGATGACTATGTTGATTTGGCTGCTGAACTACAAAAAACACTTGCTACATCTATGCAAGTTGCTAATAAAGCAAGTCAATCTAAAGACTTCACAGTAAAATACGGAACTCGTTTTAATGTATTGAAAAAAATCAATCAAAAATTGGTTATGGTTGAAACTGGTATGGATATTAAAATCTCAGATTTTGATGCCACTGTTGATATGTTGAAAAAAGATTACGAAACTGGTCAGAAATTAAATGCTGCAACTAGTGCTGCTAAATCAGCAATGGGCTTCTCTAGTGATTGGGAACGTGATTATGCGTTGGAAGTTATTACTTCAACAATTTCTGCTGATATTGCTATTAGTTCTGGTAACTTTAAAGATATTGAAAGCTTGACACAAAACTACGATTTGAATTCTGATGAATTGTTTGCTAACTTAGATGCAATCGCAGATAAAATTCAAAGTGGTGATGGTAATGTTGTAGATGTTAAAAAATACAACAATGTTGATTACAAATTAACAACAGAAGATAAATCAAAATCAGGTGGTTTTGGTGATATGTTCTAAGTAAGATAATAAAAAAACTGTTCGAGTAGCCTTGGTTGACTATGTATCCCAAGGCAAAGTGGTGGACAAATATAAAGAGGAAAGCCTACGCCAATAGAGTAAGATGGGAAGTCAACAGAGTTTTAAATCGCATGGGTAGTTTCTCTAATTGGCGATTTTATAAAAAAAAAGTAAAAAAAGTTTGGTACATTAAAAAAGATTATTATCTTTGTACCGTTAAATAATTAAACAATAACAATTAAATAAAAACAAATGGGAAGAATTCTTAAACAAGAAAAATTAACAACCTTAGCAGAAGGTTTTATCGTAGCACTAGGTGTTGCTGTATTATTAACTGGTGTGTATTTTTTCGCACCTGGACTTAGAGTGGCTGTATCAAAACAGTTAACTGGATTAACAATTGAAGGTGGTGACCTTAACAACGTAACTAAAGGTGCTAAATTACCTTTGCCATCAGAAACGGTATCTACTGAAGTAGCTTCGAAAGGACTTATTCGTATTGCGGAGTATGCGTGGAATGGTAATGCTGGAATGATTGTTGCAAATGGTGGACCAAGAACAACTGAAGGGTCTCTTATTGAAGCCGCAGGTGTTAACTTAGAAATCGTAAGACAAGACATGGTAGGTGGTCTACGTGATATGCAAATTAAATTTGTTGAAGAATTTGCTTCAGGTGTGGCTTATCCAAAATCAGATAAATCAGCATTTGCTGTAAGTATCATGGGTGATGGTGTTCCATTCTATATTACAACTACACAAAAATCATTAGATGAAAAATTCGGTAAAGGTAAATATCACGTACAAGTTCTTGGAGCATATGGATTATCATATGGTGAAGATAAAGTAATTGGACCAAGAATTTGGAAAGATAATCCTCAATCAATGAAAGGTTGTGTTATATCTTCAGTAATTGGTGATGGTGACTGGGTAGTTGCATGTAACTATGCTGCTGCTAATAAAATTGCTATCAATCCAGACCCAACAACTTGGGATGCTAATGCGATTAACTTCGTACCATCACAAGATGATGATTATATTAACTCTGTAAAAGAATTGATTAAATCTCAAAAAACTGGTTATACTGTACCTTTGAAAGAAGTTGTTAATGGTAAATTAACTGGTAAAACAATCAATCATAAAATTGATGGTGCAACTACATGGACACCAGGGGATAAAATGGCTTTTGATGCGTTGAGTGGTTTTACAGATATCGTATCAACTAAAGAGTTTGTAAATCAAATGGCTACAACACTTGTAGGTGTTAAAGAATGGGCTTTGCAACACGATAAAGAAGTTATCGCTATATTGAAACAAACATTTGTTGCTTCTAATCAAATTAAACAATATGATGAATGGGCTGTTAGAGCTTCAGAAGCTGTAGCTTTAACATATAACTTTGAAACACCTAAATACTGGTATGATATGTTTAAAGGTCAAAAAGGTACCAAAGATGGTTTAGATTATAATATCGGTGGTTCACGTGTATTTAACTATGCTGATGCAATGCAGTATTACGGTATCACAGATGGTAAAAATCGTTATAAAGCAGTTTACGAACAAGTTTCAGCTTATTTGACTGACTTAAATCCATGTGGTTTTAATGAGTCTAATCCAGATGGTGTTGTACCTTACGATGATGCAGTTAACTTATACTTCTTAACATCTGCAAATGTTAATGATAAAGGTAGTGTTCAAAAAATTAGTTATTCTGAAACTAAAACTTCAGTATTAGCTAACGGACAATGGAACATCAACTTTGATAATGGTAGTGCAACTATCTCTGGGTCAACCAAAGATTTAGAAACCATCTATAACTTGTTAACTCAAGCAGAGGAAACTAAATTGAAAGTGATTGGATATACTGATAACGTAGGTAATCCTGCTAGTAACGTAACATTATCTAATGGTCGTGCTCAATCAGTTGTAAGTTACTTGAAAGGTAGAGGTATCTCAGGTGACCGTTTCCAAACGGTTGATGGTAAAGGTGATGCTAATCCAGTAGCTGATAACTCAACTGCAAGTGGTAAAGCTAAAAACCGTAGAGTTGAAATTACGTTATTAAAGTAATTGCCATATAAAACATATAGAAAACCGTGGCAAATAGTCACGGTTTTTTTATAAATTAAATTATATAAAATGATAAAAAAGTTTTTTACTCCGTTTCAAGAACTTAAAAGTTCTTCAAAAACAATCATTGTAACAGTATGGTTAGCTTTATTGATTACATTTTGGTTTGTGTCCAGTTCAATAGGAACAACACATTTATTCCCAACACCTGCACAAGTATTTAAAGGTTTAGGTGATGTATGGTCAGAGGGTCTTATTACACAGTTAGCTAGTTCACTATCATTGTGTTTCCAAGCAATATTCTTTTCAGTGATTATCTCAATGATATTTGCTTACTTAACAACAATTGCTTTCTCTAAATCATTAGGAACATTCTTATCTAAATTAAGATACTTACCACCAACTGGAATAGCATTTTACATTACAATAATGATTTCAGATGCGAGACAAATTCAAGTTTGGGTACTTGTTATCTTTATGTCTACATTTCTTATCACCAGTCTTATTCAAATGATTAAGGATATACCAAATGAAGAATTTGAACATGCTAAAACACTTGGGTGTAATCATTGGGAAACCTTATGGGAAGTCGTAATCAAAGGTAGGTTAGATTATGTAATAGAATTGGTTAGACAAAATCTAGCAATTGTATGGGTTATGTTGGTGACGATAGAGTCTATATTAGTTGCCGCTGGTGGTTTAGGTGTACTAATTAAAAATGGTGATAGACTTGGAAGTAACGGAAGAGTTATTGCTATACAAGCAATTATAATTATAATTGGAGTTTGTTTAGATTTCTTACTTACTAGATTGCGAAAACTTGTATTTAGATTTTCTAATTTTTAATAAAATAACCCTATATTTTTATAGGGTTATTTCTTTTTATATCACGATTAATGTAACTACATAAAGGTTGAAGATTGGAATAATGATTAAGTTGAATTAATTCTTCTTCCGTTTTAGCTGAACATGAAGGTATCATATGGTCAATATCCCAACCATATTCTGGTGTTCCATTATATAACCCTCTGTTATCCCAATTCATCCACGATTCAAATTTAGATTCTAAATAATCCCTAAAATCTTGGAAAGAACAACCAAGTATTATAGCAGTTTTTGAATTTTTTCTAATACCATTATGTTTTAGTGAATTGTTAATCCTATTTCTAACGCTTTGTTTGAATCTAAAAAATGGGTCAGTCTCTCTTAATAGTTTTTGTTTTTCTAATGCTTTTTTTCTCATTTCTAAAAGGTTTTCTTGTCTAAACTTTCTTGCATATTCACTACGCATTTTCTTTACATTTTCTTTAGCATTATATTCTTTTAAACGATTAGATATTTTTTCTTTATTTTGGTCTCGATAAAGTTTATCTTTAGCGTTACGGCATGATTTACAAAAGTTATTGTAACCATCTTTATTTTTGGTACATAAACTAAAATCACATAATGGTTTAGATAAACCACATTCTCTACAGCACTTGTTTTCCATTATTTTTCTATTTTAATTTTACCTTCAATATCTTTTTGGATAAGGAACCTTATTCTTGTTGATATAACTAAACCATTATTTTCACAATGATTTTTATATTCTTTTATTAGACTTTCTGACATTCTAACATTCATTAATTTGTTGTGTTTAATTTCTTTTTTCATCTTTACGTTGTGTATACATATAAATATATAGAAATATTATAAAAAGTCAAGTATTTTAAAATAAAACTATAAATTAATTTGGTGTTTTAGAAAATAAACGTATCTTTGTGGTCTAATAAAAAATAAAATTATGAAAGTTAAAAAACTAAAAGAGTTATTGGATAAACTTCCAGATAATGCTGAGGTTAAAATGTTTCATCCAGCAGCTATTGATTTTGTTGATTTTGAAATTATAGAAACTCAACTAATGCGAATGAAAAGAACAGCATTGTTAGAAAGTTTAAATTTAAGACAACAGAGAGATGAAAAACCCTTATATGAATTACATGATATTGGTTTTGATAATTGGTCACTTATTGATGAATATAGTGGCGTTGATTTTGATGAAAATTACATAAAACACTACGAAACCAAAAAAATCTTAATGATATGTAATAAAACCAAAGGTGCTACGAGTTTTGACAGATTAGGAACAATAAGTTATTAAATATAAAATTATGAGTTATAAAGAAACAAAAACCCTATTGTACATCAATGATGTTAGCTTAGGTTACGATGGGAAATCAATTCTTAAAAATATCAATTTTGATATTAAAGATATTGTTAGAGAAGGCCACCAATCAACTGGACAAGTTATTGCGTTCATTGGTCGTTCTGGTAGAGGGAAATCAACTCTTTTCAAAGGACTTACTGGTTTGCTTAAACCAACACAAGGTCAAGTCCTTATTACTGATTTAACTACAGAAGATGAGAATGATGCTAAACCATTAGATAAAGGTGATATGGGGTTTGTAGACCAAAAATACACCCTTTTTAGACACAAAACCATTACGCAGATATGTGAGTATGCTTTGAGAAAATCAACACTTACAAAAGCTGAAAAAGATACTATAATTAATGAGTATTTAACTGATTGGGGGTTGATGGAACACAAAGATAAATACTCGTGTGAGTTGTCTGGTGGTCAAAGACAAAGAACAGCAATCATTGAGCAAATGCTTACATCTAAACACTTTATGATATTAGATGAACCATTCTCTGGGTTAGATGTTGGGAATATTGAAAAAGTAAAACAATCATTTGATAAAATTAGTGCTGCTAATGAATTAAATACGATTATATTCTCCACACACGATATTCGTTTAGCGGCTGAATTGGCTGATAGTATTTATGTAGTTGGATTTCCAGAAGGAGAAACTAATTATTCAACAATATTGAAACATTATGATTTAAAAGCAATGGGGTTAGCTTGGCAACTTTATGGTGATGGTCATAGAAGATTAGTTTCTGATATAAAAGAATTACTCCTTAAATCATAAGAATTACTTGATTTATTTTAAAATAAGTATATATTTATTAATAACCACTAGATTTATTTTTAGCGGTTATTCTAGAAAATAAGATTTATTTAACTAATAAGTTAAATAATGAAAACTAAACACAAACATATGGATAGTGATAGTAAAAGCGATAAACAGGAAAGTCTTAGGGACAGTTTGCCTAATGACAGCGACATTCCTGAACCCCATGGGTTTCGACATATTGGTTTACAAACTGACAGAATTAACCAAAGATTATTGGCATACAATGTTCGTACTTTATGGATTTGCATTCCTATCGTTTATATTATCGTTTCTCTCATTTAAATTAAATAAAAAAACTTTAGGTAATATTTTAATAACAATAGCTTTGTTTTTAAATCCTTTGGGTTATGACTTAGTAGTATATTGGATTAATTCTATAACCAAAGATTATTGGATGACAATTAGTATTATGTATATGTTAGCAGGATTTTTCTTTGCTTTATTTATGTATTTCTACAATATAAATCCTATACTTGCATTTAAATATCATTCAGTTAAAACACATAATCACATAAAACGTAAATTAAAACAAAAATAATATGGCAAGCTTTGATGACCTTTTTAATAAATTCTTTGGTGAAAAGAAAAAAGAAGATGATTTTATTAATAAAGAAGCTAAAAAAATCATTGATATGATTGATAGTTTTAAACACATTAACCCTGATGGTAATTATACAGGTGATGAATTAAATAAACTTGATGAAGAACTTGATACTCAATTAGGGGAACCAGATGATATTGAATATTCAAGTGATGGTGAAATGTATTTTGAAAAACGTATGTGGTATAAACCATTAGGTGTAATAATTAAAACATTAGTTAGTGATGAACCGCTTGGACCACCTGAAGCAGAACTACCTTTAGAAGAACAATTAGAAAACGCTGTACAAGTTGAAAATTATGAGTTAGCAGCTGAATTAAGAGATAAAATCAAAAAAGCTGCGGCAAAAGAAAAAAGAAGACTAAAAAAATTAAACAGTTAAACCCTTTAATATCAAGGATTTAAATAATAAAATGATTTTTTATTAAAAAAAGTTAAAAAAAAACTTGATTAAATGAAAAACATTCGTATATTTGCATATATTTATTAAACAAACGGGGAAAACCCACAACAATTAGAAACAATGATGACAACAAAAACATATCAAACGAAACAGTATCAACCTAAAGGCGGAACGCCTCAAGGCACAACTGGGTATGTCATGAAGTCAAACATGATAAAGTAAAACAATACGCAAGTATTATTTATTAACCCAGTTAGAGAAATCTAAACTGGGTTTTTTTATGCAACAAAATAAACTAGATGTGAAGGCAATTGGAAGCCGACTCCACTTGGAATGGAGAAGTAGTGTTAAAACGCTCAATGCGAGTTCGAGTCTCGTCATTTAGACAAAATAGAATAAAATAAAAATTATGAAAAAGATAAAGAACATAAAGAGTAAACACTAACCGCCTTCGATGCGTTGAAGGGATAGTAATAACTATGGCTTCAAAACATTGCTGGCGATGTACTCCGCTTTTAACGGAGGAAAATGGGTTCGATTCCCGTTGGGGCTACTAGAATACAATTAATTGCATCTATAGCCAAAATGGAATAAGGCACCATACTTTTAATATGGGCTGTTTGGGTTCGAGCCCCAATGGATGCACAAGTGTTCAGTGAAAGGTACATGTTCAAGTACAATGAACACTCATAAATAATGAACAAAAAATAATGCAGAAGTAGCTCAATTGGTAGAGCACTAGCCTTCCAAGCTGGGGGTTGCGAGTTCGAGCCTCGTCTTCTGCTCGTGAAGAGACTGTTACTAATTCATAGGGGCCCAGGTGTTTAAGCGTCTGCGTAGAATTAGAAATTTTGGAATATAATGTAACGGTTAGCATTACTGGTTTTGAGCCAGTCCGTCTAGGTTCGAATCCTAGTATTCCAACCATTGACTTTTTTGTACTTTGTTGTATATTTATAATAAAAGATATACGACAATGGCAAGAAAAGAAAAAACAATACATTACATATATAAAACAACATGTAATGTAACAGGAAAATGGTATGTAGGAATGCATAGTACAAGTAACATAGAAGATGGTTATATGGGAAGTGGGACAATATTGAGGTATTCAATAAGAAAATATGGTAAAGATAATCATACTAAAGAAATACTTGAGTATCTACCAAGCAGAGAAGCATTGGTTATTAGAGAGATTGAAATCGTTAATAAAGAATTGATATCAGATGGTAAATGTATTAATCTTAAAGAAGGTGGTCAAGGTGGTTTTATTAATGAAGAACATTTTAATAAGTTTAAAGAAGGAAGAATATGGGGTCTTATAATAGGAAATAAAAAAGCATCTGATTTAAGAAGGGGTTCTACTCTAGAAAAAACACATATCGATAAAATTGTCGCTAGTAGGTTAAAATATTTTAAGGATAATCCTGGTAGTTTTAAAAATAAAAAACATTCTGATGAAACTAAACAATTGATGTCTGAATCATCTAAAGGTACTGGAACTGGTGAAACAAATTCACAGTATGGCACATGTTGGATTACCAAAGAAGGTATTAATAAAAAAATAAAAAAAGAAGACCTTGAAACTTACCTTAACGAGGATTGGATTCAAGGAAGAAAATAAGATAAAGAATGGTTTCAGCAAGTTAACAAACATCAAATTTTTACTTTGAATCGTAACATGCCATTCTGTATTTGGGGTCTCGCCAAAGTTGGAGAGTTGGGGCGGTCTGTAACACCGTTGCGAAAGCTGAGTAGGTTCGAATCCTATCGGCCCCACAAAAAATCGCTGACTTAAATGTCAAAGGAGTGTAATGATATCAACTCCGAGATGGTAAGCGATGCCATCTCATTTTTGCCTTGTACG